GTCAATTCGATGAGGACTTACCAGTTGTCCATAATTCCGATGGGACGGAATTGCCCTACGAGCAAAGGGGGATATTCGGTGGCGGATGGGTCTTCCGGCACATTCGGGTCTTGATCCGATATGCGAGTGAGACCAATATGGCACCGATGACTCGAAGATATGTTGTCGCGTCTGCCCTAGACATTCTTATGTCTAAATTGGGACGCCCTCCAGTATCATCTTCCTTTGTTGAAGGAACTCTGGCTGACTTCATGGATGACATGACGAACTCGCTCAAGCGGGAAACCGCGAAAGGGAGGGAACCTTCATTCTATGCGGTGCTTCGGGAGCGTGTAAAGGAGCGGATCAAAGAGATCTGCCACCACATGTTCGCGGGGCGTGTATTTAGCCCAGGAACTCATGTTCCTAGTCTGAATGCATCCTTCGGAAATTCCCGTCAGTGGGGAGGCTGCTTTGGTGATCTTATGGAGGCCTGGGCACTCAAAGTGTTCCCAGACGGCGACGATGAAATCGAACAACGCACCGTTCCGGTTGCGTTCTGGACAAACCGTAAAGGGCTTGAAGAGAAGGTCTATGTCCCTGTGAAGGGCTTGGACTACCTTCAGTCTTTTCAGGAGTTTGTTGATTCGTTGATCGCCCCCATTATCCAGAAGGGTTACATCGATGTCAAGCCTTTTGGAATCAAAGAGCCGGACAAGGTCCGCGTGATAACGATGGAAGAGGCTGCAGCATCGTATCGCTGCCTGGATATACAGAAGTTCCTGCACCCCGTGGTGAAGTCGTTCCATCCTTTCAAGTTCATAGGGCAACCTTTGGATGAGAAGGGGTGGGCCTCGCACTTTGGGAGATCTTTGCGGGATGATGAGGTATACCAGAGCGGAGATTTCGATGGCGCAACTAACAATATCAACCCGATACTGTCTAGTTACGTCTGGGACTGTGTCTGTGAAGAGGTTCATGTTCTTTCGAACTTCACTGGCGACGCACAGGCCCAGTCTGCACCTCTGACATCGACCGTATGGCATAAGATAGGCCATCTTGACCTGGTCGGTCACATGTTCCATGGGAAGACAGGAGCCCCTGCACGTCAAGTGTGGGGACAGCTGATGGGTTCACCCACCAGTTTTCCTGTTCTCTGCATTGTTAACCTAGCCGCCTCCTCCTTGGGGCTGGGGATGACAGTGGACGAGCTGTTCAAAGAGGACAGCCCTGTCTTGGTTAACGGTGACGACCTAGCTGCGATTCTACCGCGGTCGCGGAAGATGGTCTGGGCGAATTATGTTTCTGCAAGTGGTTTGAAGCCCTCACTAGGGAAAAACTACTTATCGCCCCATTTCTGCATCATGAACTCCGAGTGCCGCTTAGCGATAGCTGGCACCAACCCTGTAAAGTGGGAGTACATTGGTTTCCTTAACCAAGCGCTCTTACGGGGGGTTGAGAAGAAGGGTATCGATGCGGGAAAAGATCTTAAGCCTACGATGGGCTGGTGGCAGCTTGGTGCGCGGGCTCGGGAACTCGTTTCTGGAGTCCCGAGCGCAGTAGCCCAGCAATGGATGAGGCGCTTCGTCGGTGAGCATCGCGAAGTCTTATCCCATGTTCCGCCTGGCATTTCTTTTAGTGCTTCTGAGGCGCTGGGTGGTGTTGGCCTTCCTCTAGGGCCAGAGGTCGAGATACGGAACCTCCGCACACATACTGTAATCGCATGTCTTAGCGATATCCAGCGTGCACACCTACTTCATTATCCTTCGGCCACAACGAAGAGCTGGCTTGATCAGACGCTGGCTAAAAGTGAAGTATACTACGGACAGTGGATGTCCAGTCATTATGAGGACCGTGAACCTATGGACCTCGTATTGGAGGACTGGGGATACCCTGTCACCCGTGAAAAGAGCAGTCTTGGTTCAGGCTTTAGGTTGGCATTCGTTCTGGATGCCTTCATGAAGGTCTGGTCAGGCCTGCCACCAACTGCGCGTCTCTCCTGCGCTAGAGTAGAAGGAGAACGAACTGTCCGGGATGGACTCTGTCGGCCTTTTGGGAGATCGGATCCAAATCCGGACTTTCAAGATCAGGTCGAGGCAGTTTATCGGAGATTGGAGCATTTTACGGCTACTCGGACCCTAAGGGTCTGCGAGCGTCGTCTGGACAATGACGTCTGCATCGGCGAACACCGATGTAGAAAGTTGCATTGTATGACTCCATCTCATGCACGGACATGGCGTTCACCAGTCGAAAAGCTCACTGACTGGGAGTCCTTCCTCACACTGAACGTTCCTCGTTTCGGTGTAATCTGTGATAGGAAAACAGAGCGTTGGGCCCGCCCGATGGTCTGGGATTCCTACGCCATTAGTAATCGCAAGATCCGCAATTGCTGGTGGTGGCTGCACACAGAAGCGCTCTCCTCGGACCTTCCTGTGAACCTGTGTTCATGGGAGCGACAGGATGCGGAAGTTCAGTACACTCCTTTGTGTACAATCGATTGGGACTGGGCCGAACCTGTAACGGCATGCCATCCTCTGAAGGAGGTGGCTGCCTCGTCTATACAGGGCCCAGCACTGCTGGATCCACCGCTTCTAACCGCTGCCGGCTCGGATGTATGCATGGCCTGCATACACTGAGATTGGTAGCCGTTAGTAGCGTCTGTCCAGACCTTCGATCCGTGGGGGTATTACGGTCGCGGCTGACTGTTAGGTCGTGTAGGAAATGCTCGATTTGGGGCCTGAGAGCCTTATACATCGTCTACCTCCTCTGGTACCTAACCAGCA